ATGCCGATGTTCATGATGTTACCCTTGTAAAAAGTGAATGATTGCAGTGTAGGATGCTGCGCCCCGTGGTTTTAGTATTGACTTTGTAGATAATCGTCGTGTGAAGCTGCTTCAAACTTTTGCGCGTCTGTTGTTTTGTAGCATTGCAAGTTGTAAATAGCATCTTTTATGCTGTCCCAAGCGTCCCAATTCTCATCTTGAGCCGCTGCGTCCAATTGCTCTTGCAGTTGCTCAATGATTGCAGCTACTTTTTGTTGATTGTACTTTTTCATTGCCGTGCCCTTGTTAAGTGTGAACTTGATTACGTCACAAATATACGTAAACATTTTGTCTACACAATAGAAAAAAGAAAAAAAGTCAAAAAAAATTTAACTTTTTCTCGGATAGGTAAAAATATCGGGCTTTTCTTTACGCTTTGGTGTCGTATACCATCGCATCAGGCACGTTCAGCTCGCTAGGCAGACGGTACGCAATAATGCGCCCCTTGTCATATCCTGCTATGCTTACCTTGTTTGACTGATTACCGCCTAGCACATAGACGTATTTCGCCGTTTCGCGCACGTAAAAGCCAACGTGACCGCCTCCGGTACGTGTCATTACTACAATGCACCCCGAATGAGGCTTGCATGACTGCCCATATTTAGCCCATGACCGCGCTGCCGCTGATCCTGTGACGCTATACCCGGCATTGCCTACGCACCAGTTGACAAAAGAAGAACACCACGGCGTTTCGTCATCCTTCGCCTTCAACGTCGTGCGCTGATGATACTCAACGATGCGCTTGTTATGCTTTGGCCCTGCTATTTCGGCCTGCCCTTTTTCCTTCTGCGCAATCTGCATCCAGCTATATTCGGTCGGCTGCTCTGCCTTTGGAGTGTTTAGCTGTTTTAAAGTATTGCCATACCATGTTTTCAAGCCCAACAACAAGTTCCTCATCATCAAATCGCCTTCCTATCGTGTAAAGTGCCGCATGTATGAATTCATGGATAAACGTCTGCGTCATCGTGTCCGCTGTACAGGGCTTGCCTTCGACTGTGCGAGCAATCCTGATCGTGTAGGTGTCTATGTTGCATTCGCCGTACAAGTGCTGTACTTCGCCCGCAGGTGTCACTACAACGATTGACTTTTGCAGCTTGACACGCCACGTATTGCCGCCGAGCTTGAATGATGTTGGTGTCATCGCACCACCCCTTGCAGGATTACTTTGTTGTGAACGGTGAAATTACCCTGCGCTTCTAACTCCACCAAAGCTACGCCGTGATTCCAGTTGTTGCGAGGCGCGTAGCGTGGGTTTAGATCGCATAAGCACCCAACAGACCACCCCGCTATGAAAGTACCGTCCAGCGGCCTTCTAAATAGGTCTGTGGAAGTCTTATGTACGTGCCCTACCATCACATTATCTACGGCTTTCATGCGGTAGTTGCGCGCTGGATTAACACCACCACCTCCAAACCATTCGTGACCGTGATCTATCCATAGCTTGCCCGCTTTAACCTTTGCCCGCTCGTCTACCCACTCTATCCCCTGCTCGTGCAATCCGAGCATCTCTTCTAGAATGATCGTGCCTTCTAACTCTTTTGCCTTCTGTGCTAGGTAACGCTTGAGCCGTTCCTCGTGATTGCCCTCCCGGTAGACGATCCGCACCTTATCGCCAAAAAATTGCCGCAGATGCTTAACCATAGTACGCGCGGCGTCCAATTCCCACTTCCATGACCTGTTATTTTCTACCTTTTCATGCGAAGAAAGGTTATAGCAGTCCATCATATCGCCATTTAAAAGCAGCGTATCTACTCCACAGTTGCGCAGCCATTCGATAGCGGTTAAATATGCGCCGCTATACGTTCCGTCTGCTTCCCTGCGCAGATCGTGAAAGGGCCAATGAGCATCCGAGATTACGCCAATCTTGTTGCACGTAGACAAGTCCGTTATCTCATCTTCGCGCAGCTCTCCTGCAAGCGGAGCAACTGGCTCCGGTTCTTGACCGAATACAGCACCGGTTACGGCCTGCTCGGCATAGCTAGATTCTGCCCTAGCAATACCAAGCTGGATGTTGGTGTTGTTGGTTTTCATCTTTTTGAGCCGCTCGGCTCGCATAGCTGCGACCGCTTCGTATTCTTCGTCAGTTAGCCGGACTGCTTTATTACCCATCAGTTAGCCCTTACATTGTGATCTTTCGCCCATTGCTCCAGATAGACGATAACGTGCAATAGCTGCGCCCGGCGTACCGGTGGGATGTCATCGTATGCAATTACTTTGAGCTGTTCAATCAGTTCTTCAACGTCTATCATAGTGCTGTACCCGCTTCTGTAATTACTTTTAAGCGCATAGCAGCCGATGCAGCATACGTTAGACTTGAACCGTTATTAGATATTACAACGCCATACAAAAACCCAGCAGTAGAGCCAACGCCCGTACGATAGTAACGAGCAGGATTTACGCGAGCTACCCATACGGTATCGCTTACGCGCACATAGTCCGCCTGCGCTACTGGTACGACCGCCACAAGATCAGTTACGCTGCCATTAAAAACCGCTCCGAGCGTTGGCGTGCCCGGCGAACTGTTTGTATAGAGGTAAACATGCAGCGGAGCTTTCTTGATATTGGCGCTACTGCTTGCAGTCTCTTCTATCTCAAGCTGCCGCAAGATCATGTGCTGGTTTGTCGTGTTCGCCGTACCTTCAAACGTTATCACCGTATTCGATACGGGATAGTATTGCGACAGCGAGCTTGTAGATACGCTGGTTAGGTCGATCCATCCGAGATCACTAGAGTTGGTTGCGCTTAAAAGATTAGGCGCGACAGGTGTATTTGGTAAGCAGCTCATTGGTTGTGGTCGAATTGGTAAAGAAATCCTGTTACTGGGTTGTTGTATATCTCGATGTTGTCGCAGTTCTCACGATGCCCCGTTACATAGCCGTAAACAGATGTAGGATACAAAGCTACGTCCAAACCAGCCAAGCTATCTTTGGCGTAAATACGTATAGTTAGTACGTCGCCCGTCCGCATAGGTATGTGAGCACCGCCGCCCATGCGCGTATCAATGATCTTGTTTGCGCCCATCATGCTATTGTCAACGTTATCAATCAAACGGTAAAGCGAACCGTTTAGGAATAGACCGAGCTTTGAGCTTGAGACGTTGGCATTGTTGGCAAACTGAAAATTGAGGTAAGCATATATCCAGTATATACCTGCCGCATCTTCTGGGCAGCGGTACTGCCAGTACGCCGTACCATCCGCCACTACGCCGCCATTTGAGCAGCCCATAGCCCGCAGCACTTCGTTGTTAAACGCTAGTATCTGCCAGTCATTTACGCGGTATGCTTGATTCTGCTTTATATCCCATTGGAAAGAACGCTTGTAATCCGAAACCCAATGCTTTGATCTATGCTCTGATTCGTGCATTGCCTTCATTATGCGATCGTTGTCGGTCTGGATATACTGGTTAGTGATATAGAGCTGCGTAATATCGCCGTAGCGGATGTTTACGATCTCTTGGTACGTCACTGATGTTGGTGTTGTACCTACTTGGAAGATCGCACCGTTACGCATTTGGTCACGCTCAAACGCTAGCGATGCTGGAGCTACCTTGCGGTTCTTGATTGGATCATTTATTGGCATTATGCGCTCACCATATAGTAGCGGTGCGTAGCTTTTGCGCCTATCAAGTCAACGGATATTGATACTGGCATTGCCTTATCCCATGCGATGTTATCGAATTTATCTGCCGCTTCGTTGGTTAGCTCAAATTTGCCTGCGATATAATCCGTCATTACCTTATTGCTTATGCTCAAAGGCCACTCTACCTCTACAATAGCGTTGTTTTCGTTGCTAAATACCGTCAAAAGTAGGTTGCACAGGGCAGCCGTGATACATCCGTTCACTTGGCAGTCATTGATCTGCAAGAAGTAGGTTGCCTGCGTCTCGGAATTAGTTTTGAAATCAGTTGCAGGAACTGGATTTTTTAATCCGTCAGGGTCTACTACGACAGATTGTGTCGTGCTATATCGTATAGCCGTTTTTTCATGAATCTTTGTGAAGTTATTTGGCGAACCGCTGTAATAACTACCACGCACGTATAGCTGGTTAGTCTGCTTTATTGGGGCTTTGAACTTGGGCCACCTATCATCTGGGTTGTTGTCCTGAATATGCACCGGCATGTTATGCAAAAGCGGCTCTATATTCATGCTTCGAGATGCCCTAGCCCCGCGCTGCACCTTGACAATATCCGTAGCGTCGCGATCTGATTCGGTCTCGTAACGTACTTCTGCTTTTAAGATGTTATCGCCGCGCTTTGTAATGCTTGAGTATGTCAACGCACTAGACAAAGATAGCGTAGCATCTACATTGCTCGGATGATCGCGGCCTTCCGTTACCATCTTAACGTCAAATACTACATTGATTGCAGTGCCTGATCCGCTGCCGCTTGTAGTAAAGCGATAACCAACACGTACGCCCGATTGCTCGCATAGCGTACGCAGCACATCGTATGCCGTAGTATTAGCGTTGGCAATGCCGTACTTGTCTTGTTGCACCATTACGCCGCCTATGGCCGTTGCATCACCTACGGGCGTGATCTCTACAAGCGCGTACATCTGTGCATTTGTTAACGCTGTACTGTCCGCATTACGCGGCAAGCTTTGAACGCTAGCGGCAGCGTACCAGTCTACCGCGTGATTCATGAGGTTGCGCAAAGCATTGGTGCTATCAAACGTACCGCTTGCGGCGTGTGTCAAGGATTCGGCAAAGTAGCTTGACGAATTGTAGAACGTGTCCATTAAATTCCCGATGGACAAAAATGTTCCTTGTGCGTTAACACTCCAGAACTCGTGTACTTGCTCTCGGTTATTTAGATTGCTTGGGTTTAGTCTTATCTGCCAAGCATTAGGCCCTGCTGCAATATCTTGACTTAATATCTTGGCTATTCCCAAACCTATCACATTGAAGAACTGTTTGCCGTTCATTGTCTTGAGCCAGTAATACGCGATGTCTACCAGCTCTACATTGTACGAGAAAAAGCCGTTATCAAGCGGCTGCAATTCTAGTGCTTCTACGTTGTCTTCACATCCTGCAAACTCAAGCGACCATGTTGCACCGCTTGTGCCGCGATCTGTGTAGAGATACCACGTATTGCGCTTGTACCCTGAAAGCAGTAACGGGTCTTCCGTAAAAGCATCTTCAAGGTACGTCTTCATTGCATCGGGAAGCTGATCCCACACAAGACGAAATGAGAACGTAGCAGGATTCATAAGGCCATAGGGCAGCGAATCAAACTCTGCGGTTAGTGCGCCCATTTCAAGCAATACCACCTCTGGCAACGGTACGATCGTGTCACCAAATGCGCCGTCGTAGCTTATCATGTCCAGCCGCACTTGCCATCCGTTCGGCATAGTGCGAGCAATGCGGTAGTGTGCCATTAGCTGCGCTTCCTATGCTCAAACGTGAGCGTTAAAGTACGATTGCCGAATTGCTTATTGATTGCCGTGTTATTAGACGTCAAAGTCACAGGATATACATACGTTGCCGCAGGATAAGCCCTCGATCCACCATCCACGCGAAGGTACAAGAACTTAAAATCTCGGATGATGTTTAGCAGCGTGATCATGTCCTCCATATCCTGTTCTAAAGTTACCGACGTTGCATCGTAACTAAACGGATAGGTTTCAATTTGGAACTGTATACGGCGCGTCGTGAATCCTATGACCGTTCCACTCACATCTTCTAGCGTGCCTGTATTGAACACATAATCGAATTGCGGCGCAAGGATGAAAACGCTTTTGTTTGTCGCGGTAGTCAACGCTGATATAAGCATCATTGCCCCGCCATACGTCGCGTCGCTTGTTGTCGTAGCTGTATCTGTATTGCTGCCGTACAGCGTCATTGTCCAGTTACTCTTTGCTGGCATGTTATCCTCTCAACTTTCTTGCTATCATTCGTGAGCGGTCACGCTCGTAAAGGTACGTATCCATGCCTACTTGCACATCTACTCCCATGTTGCCCTGTATACCATTCGGCATTGAGTCCAGACGCTGCCGAATAGCCGAAAGCTCGGAGCGCATAAGTTGTAGCTCCGTTACTGGTATCGTGCTAATCTGATTGTCCGCGAGCATCTTCTGCAAAGCAGGGAATGACTCAAGCGATTTGCCGCTATGCAAGTGCTCAAGCAGCGCCCTGTTCTTGCGTGTTGTATCGGCAGTCATTACGAACTCTTGCCCGTGGACTACGCCCGCTACTTGCTTTGTGCCGCCGTTGCCCGTGTAACCGCCTTCTTCAAAGCCAGACAACGCGGACTGCAATAATGCCTTTAACGCTTGCACCGCTGCAAGCCCGGCGATTTGTCCGAATGGCGGAGGGATAACCGAGCTAAACAAGGCCACAATAGATGGCGTATACAAGTCAAGCAATGCGCTAACAGTCGATCCGACTACTTTCTTGAGTGCCTCGCCTGCGCTTTCACCGCCCGCTACAAGCGATGCAAAAGCAGCACCCGCTGATACGGCTATCTGGTTAAGTGCAGCGTCCTGTACCTCTGCTGATTCCTGCGCTAGCTTCTCATCTTCCTTCTTAAGATTAGCGCGATCCTGCGTATACTTTTCCTCTATCGCCTTGAGTGCTGCCTCGTAAACTTCCTTGTCTTTGATACCCTGATCTTGCAGAGCTTTAACCTCTGCTGCCTTTAGTTTTTCAAGGTCGATCTCTTGCTTGGCTATCTCTTTTCTACGTTCGAGTGCAGCGTTTACCGTATTGATACCGTCCTGCGCTGCCTTTGCCTGTTGATCTGCAATAGCTTGGAATGCCTGCGAGATAGCCGTAGCCGTCGCACTTGCCGTCTGTTCCTGTTGTGCCTGCAAGTTAGCAAGCTGATCTACCGAATCTTGATAAGTCGCTGTACCATCCTGCAAGTTCTCGATTAACTTCTCTTGCTCTTCGTTCAAGGCCGCTGCTTTGTCCGCAGCTTCGCCGTAGATAGTCGCAAAATCTACCGAGCGCAGAGCTTCACCAATGCCACGCAATGAATCTGCAAATATCTCGCCCGACTGCTTTACTTGTTGTTGCCTGATCTGCGCTACGATGTCCGCTGTACCCTTCGCAATCTCATCCGCGCTTTGCTGGTATGCGCCGCGAATCTGCAAAGCGTACACATCTTTAGTATCGGATGGTAGCGATTGCAATCGTGCAAGTATCTCCGCGCGTACTTTATTCGTACGCTCTGCATAATCGGCAGGATTTAGCAAGCCCTGCTCTATCTCTTTATTAATCTTTGCAATAGCAGCAACATACTCTGGAGTAGATGCAATGATAGCGTCTACCGTTGCCGTCAGCCCGCGCTCAATAGCTGATCTTTGTGCGTTGAGAACAGCCGTAGCGAGCGAGTTGTCACCGCCTGCAAAGCGTGCCTGCAATCGTGCTAGTAACTGATCCGCTACTTTGGCGTTAAGCTCTTCTACTTTCTTTGCCTGCTCTTGTGCCTTTGCCAATTCATCAGCGCGCTGCTTTGCCCGTATTTGTGCAATAGCGTCCGCGCTTTCCTGCTCCAACTTTTTGAGCTGGATGTTAAGTATTTCGCGCTGCGTTGTCTCCAGCTTGCCCTTGCCTTTGATAGCTGCAAG